CATTCCGAGCGCAAGTCGTCAAAATACTGCCAGATATGCGCACCAAGTTCCGGTAATTCTGGGAACTCGATTTCAAGCTCAAGAATCCGCATCGCGTACTGCTTGAGCGTTTCGTTCTCATTTTGCTCGTACCCCGTCTGGATGTGCTGCCACAGGGTGCATCCGTCCTCTTGCCGGGCGTTCAACAGGGCTTGCACCTTGCCGAACGCCGAGATGTCGGCAATCAGACTGGCATAAAATTTTCGAGTTGTGAGATTCCGGCGTTCACCTGCTCGTAAATCGACGGGAACTTTTTGTACAGCGCAATCGCATTCGGGATGGAGTATTCGTGCTTCTTATCGTTGAACTCTGCCGTTGGCTCAGACACGCCATCAGCGCCAACTGTGCGCCAGCCGGTCGTACATACGGCAAGCAGTTCGAGGTTTTCTTGTTTGCGCACTTCGCTGGTGCGGAGTTCTGGTTCTTTTCCGCGCTTTTTAGCGTAAGCGGCTTCGCGTTCGCGCTTGTCCTGCTTCTCGCTGAGATATTCTGTGACTACATCGCTGTCGTTTCCGAGGATCGAAATAAATAGCCCGATGCCCTTGCCGGTAACTGGATGAGTGATTTCGATTTCGCCGCCCTTGTTGCACGCCGAAACGGTGTCCATGCTTGATTCGATGCCCATTTAAAACTCCTTACAGTGGTGGTCGTGTTGCAAAGCCGCCCACGGTATTGCTGTCCGTAGGCGGAGTATTTCTCAGCTACTACACAGCCGCAGAATCGTAAATTGCGATAGTCGTGGCGACGGTCGCCGTTCCCGTACCGCCGGCGGTGTTCTCCAGCGCGACGAACGGGACGGTTTGTTTCAGACCTGTTTCGCCGTCATCCTTGGACGCGTCGTTCACCTTGCAGCGGGGCAGCGAAAACACCATGAACCCTGCGGTCGCCGTGTTGTCTGTGGTCAGCGCCAGGATGATCTGCACCTCAGTTTCGGCCAAGAAGTAATCGCGCATCGTCACGCTGTCGAACAGCACGGTCATAGTGCCGTCAACGTCAAACGGTGCAGGGTAAATGTCGGGGTCAAGGTTCGTTCCGACCACGCCGCCGACGGGCTTCATGTTGCCCTTGATCGACGGGTCGAAACTGGTGATATTGCCAACCTTCACGCCCTGCACGTACACCGCGCCATTGGCAGATGCGAAAATACCTGTGGTGGTCGGAGCAGCCGGAGTGGTAAAATATTCAGCCGTTCCGGGCGTCATGTTCAGGCCCAGCACCGGGAAGTCAACCGTCACCAAGCCGCTCGCGGGCATCTTCACGTTCATCCCGTTGATCACACAATCGGTGAACACTTCGCCCTGCGCCAAATCCGAATGCCAGTGTTCGATTGTCCAGTAGTCGCGCGTGTGGCTAGTTTGCGCAATAGAGATACTCTTGCCGGGCTGCAATGCGGTAACGCTATCTCCCGCAGCTTTCGCGCCGACCGCCACGCCGTCCAGCATGATGCCGGTCATCACGGTGGCCGTGAGCGCGGTAATCAGGAAGTTGTGCGCGTTGTTCGGCGCGCCTGTTGTTGTCCACCCAGTCCAGCGGATCACCATGCCGATCTTGAAGCCGATCGTCAACCAGTTCGCGCCAACAGTGGTGAACGTCCCAGCCGCGCCAGTGGTAGATGCCGCAGTAACATCGGTCAATGCGCCGGAACTCACCGCAGCGGCCCACGTATTGCGCAACGCCGATCCAACGAAGCCTTGGTATGTTCCGGGCGACAGTTCGCCGCTGATCGTGCCCGCTACGGAAACGAGGCCGTGGCGGAAGTCGCGGCGTTGCTGCGACGGTAGAATTTCGTTGGATTTGTAGCCCGCCTTTTTCTTGTCAATCGTAGATTTGACGCGGCGGAATGTTTGGGCGGAACCGACTGTAGCGATGGTGCCAAGTGCGGATTGAAGTTTTGCGTTTAGTTTTTTGAAAACGCCGGTCGAAATCGTCAAAATATTCTCCTAAGTAGAAAGTTGAAAACTCTACCGAAGAGGCATTGACGGTGCGGCTATGTAGCGTTACCTATCGCGTGTCCGGGGCGTTACAGGTTACTCTTTGTTGCTTTCATCGTGCGCTAAGACCCAGATTTCCCACGCGGAAATAATACCGCGAGTAAAACGGATCAGCGCAAGGTGTAAATTCTTTGTTGCCGGTTTCATATCAGTATATTAACGCATTCTAATGCTGCGGTCACGCGAAAATATCAGCATAAACCGGAACGTACACAGGCAGTATCCACCACCCACCAATCGACTGACCGCGCGCACTGTGCGGGCTTTTCTGTATCTTCACCACGATGCCGCTATCCGTGAACGTCGCGCTCCGCTTGAATAGCGCGCAGATTGCAGCGGCCTTGTTCGCAGCGGCACCAGTGCCCGAATTGTCGTCAGGATAATGCAGCACAACGGTCATCATGGCGTTAAGTCTGTAGTGCCCATCACCCATCGTCGGATTCCCTGCGGGTAATTCCTCGAACGTCACTTCTTGGTAAGCCGTGCCGACAACGGGTGTGTAGTCGCGGTTCTGCCACGCGGTCGGGAACGTCGTCGCCATGTTGTATAGCGCCAGTTCCAATGCGCTGCGGACGGCTACTAATGGGACGCTCATTTAACGCCCCGCACAACACGAACCGACCCTGCGCATTGCTTGGTGGCAGTGCGCGGGGTCGCCATTCTGAACCGCAGTTCAATCAGCCCGCTACTCAATTTCTTTCTGTAGTAGCAGTACACATCACGGAATACCTCCCCGCAGTGGTCGATTGTATACAATGTGTTTGGCTCGAACTCCCTACTCACCGCGTCATCACATACGATGGTTCCGATAAAGTACGCCCTCATACATACCTCTTCGCCACTCTATCAACGATTGATTGGAATTCCAGTTTCGTACTCATGATCGCGCCGCCATTTTGAAGAAACATCGCCACGTTCGGCGGGAGTAATTTCCAGTTCGGTATCAGCGGGTGAATGTCGGTCGCCAGCACGAAGCCGTAAGGTGCGTTATTCACGATAAAGTGTTTTGCGAATGCGTTGCCTGGTTGCATCCTCGCCATCGACATAGCGCCTGTCGGGTCAATCGTGCTCGGGTACATCACAGGAGCCGCGCCTTCACCGTATGACCACGACCCCTTGAACTCGCCCGGTTTGTATGGCGGTCGCGGGTTCCATTTCTTTCCAGCCTGCGACCACTTATCATACTGCCCGACCGGGCTGCGCTCAACAGCCATAGCCGCAACTTCTCGAACTGTCTCTTTGACGACCAGTTCGAGCGTGCGCCTATTTTTTGCCGCTATCGCTTTTAGCTGGTCGCTGAACGTCATCGAGAATCACCACCACACCGCGCCGAGTTACCGTGTCTGGCGTGCCGTCGGGCTGCAATGCGGGGTAGCCGCCTGCGTCCAACAACGGCAACACCGCTTCGCCCGCATCCACGTCGGCAGATATCACCTCGAATTCTTCACCGTTTACCGTTACTCGCATCACTACCTCCGCAACAACATTTCATAGGCGCTCACCGTAGCACCCGACACGTTCACCGCTCTAACCTCAATAACGGCGTATTGTACCGTATTGACGACGACCAGTGAAGACAGCAGCGGCGCAGTTCCCGTGGCATCCATCAGGCACCGTACATCGCCGGCCAATATCCGGCTGCTCGGTATGAGCGAGTCGCCATACTGTGTGCTGGTGAAGTTCGACACCACCGCGCGGCGGGTCGTGTCGGCGTAGCTCGATGTCGCCGAGCCGGTGGAGATGTCGTAAGTGCCTGGGCTGGACGTGCGCAGCGTGACGGACTGGCCATCGACCGCAATGGCGCGCAGTATCAAATTCGAGTCCACGGTGTAAACGCTCGCGCTGACCTCGTAAAATTCGCCGTTATGGTACGGAGTTTCTATTTCGTACACGGTGCCGATGTCGTCAACGAACCTATCTAGCCGCTGTAGCGTACCAAGCGGCAACGATAACGATATTGTCCACCCAGTCATGGCGGACTCAAGCGCGACGGGCACGGTGGTCGTTACGTCAGCCGCTACGCGCGCACGGTTCTCGACAATCGCACAAGGGATATTTGCCGCCACCGACGCATAGCTCACCGCGCCGGAATACGTCGGGCGGGTTATCGTGACCGTCCGGGGCACTTCGAGGCAGTAATATGGAAGT